AGACGAGACTCCCGGTAGTTATACAATCAGCGCTAACGACTGGAAAATTGTAAACTTTAATGACCACTTGTTTTTCTTTCAACGTGGTTACGAGCCATTAATTTACTCAAACCATGTAGGATCTGTAGAAGCACTGTCAAGTCATCCTCATGCTACAGGCGTTGCTAGTACTATGTACGGTCATGAGGTGTTAGCAGCGTACGGTCGTTTATGGACTGCAGACTTTAGTACTAATAAGTCTACTATTTACTGGTCTGATTTGTTAGACGGAGCATCATGGTCGGGAGGCTCTAGCGGCAACATTGATGTATCTAAAGTCTGGCCCGATGGTTATGACGAGATTGTAGCTTTAGCGGCTCACAACGGTCTGTTAATTATTTTTGGTAAGCACAGCATTATTGTGTACGACGGTGCTACTTCTCCTGCTTCTATGACGTTGTCAGACACCGTAGCAGGTATTGGTTGCGTCAACAGGGACACTGTGCAGTACACCGGAACAGACGTATTGTTTTTGTCACACACGGGTCTTAAGAGCTTTGGCAGAACAATACAAGAAAAGTCAATGCCTATCAGCAGTTTATCTGGTAACATTACAAAAGATATTATTGCTGCGCTACAGAACGAGACACAATTCTTTAGATCTGTATATAGCCCTGAAGAAGGATTCTACTTGTTAACCTTTACAGGTCAGGATGTAACATACTGTTTTGACGTACGAGGTACATTAGAGAATGGATCATACCGTGTTACTCGATGGCCGTCAACTAAGTTTACATCGTACACACGACTAGAAGACGGTACGTTGCACATCGGTACTAGTAGCGGGATTAGTACGTATACAGGCTACAGCGATAACGGCAGTGGTTACAGGTTTAAGTACTACAGCCCAAGCTTGACATTTGGTGATAGTGCTAGAATTAAAATATTAAAGAAGTTAAAGCCTACACTGGTTGGTGCAAATAACTCAGTTGTATTTATGAAGTGGGCTTATGATTTTGATACAACATACGCAACAACAGAGTTTACAGTAGGTACGCAGATAACTGGGTTCTACGGTGAAAGTGAGTATACAACAGTAGAATTTACAGGTGGTCAGCTAACAAACCAGCGTAGCCTCAACACCACCGGATATGGAACAAGTGTACAGGTAGGTCTAGAGTCAGAGATAGATGGCTCACCACTGTCACTTCAGGAGATTAACGTAATGGCTTTGATAGGTAAACTACTATGAGTAATGGTATTACAGAGTTTTTTGGTGATATTTATGGAGGCTTGCAACAAATAGGATCTGCGGTTTCTCCAGCACTTCCAGCTGTTGTGGGTGGTCTACTAACAAACGAGGCTTATGACAGACTAAGCGATATTGGTGAGCAGTCTATATTAGGTACAACCGTAGGTGGTGTACGTGTTCCCGGAGCTATGGAGCTTGCAGAGCGTGGTCAAGCTGAGTCACAGTTTAAACCGTTTACGGTGACTACTCCTACAGGTGCTATGTTTACTGCGCGTATGGGTGGTCAACCCATGCAAACAATGCCAGCACCAAGCTCCGGTGGTTTTGCTCCTAGCCCAACAGCACCTCCATCAATGGCGTTGCCTCCGGGTATGGGTGGACTAAATAGAGAAATGGAAGATTTGCAAAGACAGTTAATGTCTATCCCAAGAAGCATTAGGGGTGGTACCAACGAGTTTGGCCAAGAACCTATGCTCGGAATGGGAGAAATGGATCTTAATAATCTTCCTCCTATGGCAAGAATAAGTGAGCAACAAAGAGAAGATATACGTCGATACCAAAACATTAAAAGTAGAATGGATGAAGTTGCGGCTGAACGTCGTAGCTTATCTCCACCTCAAGGCGGGCTTCTTGAAGGGCCACTAACTAACTTCACTGAAGTACCTGTTGGACAACTTGCTCAACAACAACCTACTACAGGTGGTCTTGAAGTAGGTATGACACTATCACCTCAAGAGCAAGCTATGCAACAACAGTTGTTTGGCGGTGCAGGTGGTTTCTTTGGTCAAGCAGTACAGCCTACTCAAGCTCGTGAGCAAGCCATATTCGAGCGTATGAGGGCAGCACAGCGTCCTGAAGAAGAACGTCAACGTCTTGCATTAGAAGAGCGTCTAGCGGCACAAGGTAGGCTTGGTGTCAGCTCTGCTGCTTACGGCGGTGCTACTCCTGAGCAACTAGCAATGGCTACAGCGCAAGAAGAAGCTCGTAACAGAGCCATGCTAGGTGCTATGCAGCAGGCTCAGGCAGAGCAAGCACAGCAAGCAGGATTAGGACAACAGTTCCTTGGTGCAAGCTACCTACCACAAACACAGTTGTTAGCAGCAGCACAACCAGCACAGCGCATGGCAGAGCTACAACAACAAGCTCAGTTGTACGGTACAGGACTCTTTGGTGAGACTGCTATGTCTGGTCTGGAGTCTAGACTGTTGGCAGAGCAAGCACGAGCTAACCTGTTAGGCGGTATAGGCTCTAACGTACTTGCTGGTTTGTTTACACCGCAGGTTACTAAGTCTGGTACTGTTATTGATCCGGGTGGTTTTGGAGATATAGGCAGTATTATTGAGGGCATAGGTGGCGGTAGCGGAGGTTTGTTTGACTTTTTGGGGATAACAGATCAAAACAATGACGGCACTTGGTTGTCAAGGCTCTTTGGAGGTTAATCATGGCTAAGTTTTCACAAGCATTTTTACAGAGTATGCTACAGCCTTCTTATCAAGAGGGTCTGTTTACTGCTGCCCGTGGTATTGGTCAAGCTCCGGGATTGCGTAGACAGCAACAACAACAACAAGCAGAGCAACAGCAACTTGCTGCTATGGATCCTACGCAGAGATTTAACTTTGCTATTGATAAGTTAAATAAAGCTGGTAAGTACGACGAGGCTGCTAGATTAACGGCTAGTAGAGACCAGTATACTTTTAATGAAGCTGAAAGAGCAGCTAAAATACAAGTAAGAGACGATAAAAAAATAATTGATTTTGTTTCTAATGGCATGTTAGCTAACCAGCAAACAGAAGTACCTGCTTCTTTAAAAGTAGGGGAAGAAGAAATAGCTATTCCTCCAAGGTTACGTGACGATATTTTAAAAGAAACTAATTTAAAAAGAGAGCAGCAAGAAAGCGCGGCGGCTTCTAAAAGTGCTATGGAACTAACAGGATACTATTCAGACTATGTTAATAACAATCCTGATCTACTAGAAAAAGTTCCTTCGTTGCAACAACACATAGACACACTTAACTCAACAGAGCCTAAGTCTACTTTTGAAAGAAAGGCCGCTGTGTCTGCTGTTGTTAAAGCTGTTAATGCCGATCAAAAACAAAAAACAGACGCTATGTATTCTGACGAAGAGTATAACAGACAAGCGAGAATAGTTACAGAAGGTCTTATAAACGCAGGTTCCAATACGCATTTCTGGCAAGACTGGATGGGCAAACGTGACATTCACGATTTTTTAACGGGCAGTGGTACAGAAGATGAAGTAGAAGTTTTTCAAGAGCAGATGGCATTAGGTATTAAGCAAGGTATTAAAAATAAAAAAGAGTTGATTGACTTTGCCATGTCTGGTATGCGTAGTAAAATAAAAGGTCAAGAACAATCAGAAGCTATTGACGAAAACGAAAGAATGCGCCAACAAGTATTTGACAGTATCGTAAAAGACTTAATGGATGAGTTAGGACTTACACTAGAACAAGCAGAGGCTCAAGCACGCATTTTAACAGGTGCCGGTCCTATTGATCCTAATCTTGTCGCCGGTGGTGGTGGTATAGTTTTAAACTGAGGTTTTCATGGCTAAAGCAACCGTTAGTAAACAACCTGAAAATTCTAATGTAGATGATAGGGAAGATTTTAAAAACCCTAAAGAAGCTATACCTAGACTAGCACGTCAAGCAGTAGATGCTGGCGCTACTTTAAAAGAGGTAGCGGCTGTACTGAAAACAGACGAAGCTTCTGTTGGTAAGATACTAGGCATTACCCCGCAAGATGCTACTAAGATAGAGTTTTTTGTCAAGCCCGGTGATGAGTTTGATACGGACTTTGATAAAACTCCTAGTATGTTTAAGCAAGTTGTTGATCGTGCTAGATATGCTTTAGAGTCTAGAGAGCTTCCTGATGTAAGCGTTGATAAACCTGACGTTACCCTTACTGACTTAATGGCTCAGTCAAAGCCGTCTTTACCGTCTGTTTCAATTCCTGATAGACCTAGTGTCGCCAAACCTGATACTACTTTAGCCCCTGTTCGTAAAGACATTAGCCCTATGGGTACTTACGGGATGACTCGTGAAGAATTTGAGGCAGTTAGAGGACCACGTATAGGTGATGTAAAGCGTTCAGATATAGGCGGTGTTTTAAAAAACGTAGACATTTCTGAATCTCTTAAGGCAAAGATTAATGCTTTTGCAGAATTGAATCAAAAACTATCTGAAGCTTCTA